GGTATTTCACACGACAGGGTATTTGCTACGGGTTCTAATAAAGCCAAAGTTGAAAAGATTATTGAACTTGGTATTTCTAAACACTACGACAACAACCAAGATGTTATTGACGAATTAGGTTCAATCGGGGAAAAGTTCATTACTGAATATATCCCTTACGATGAATTGGAAGATAGTATCTGTAATAATTGTGATGAAGATGGTAGAATATATGGCTTTACAGATGACGAAGCTAAATCTACACTTATAGCATTAAAGGAAATGTTAAAGAAAATGGATAAATATATGTCTTAAAGATTTATAGGCATATTTATCATAAACAATAAAACAAAAAATAAACTATGAAAAATATTGAAATATTACAAAAAGTAGCTGACCTAGTTGGCTTCAAGTTTTCAAGTGTTTCCCATTCCTTCGCTGAAGTAGAATTAGATGGTGGCGTAATCATCACCAATTCAACTGAAGGGGAGTTCGTATTGGGTGATACGATTAGTGTTAAAAACGAAGACGGAACTTATACTATCGTTGGTAGTGGCACACATCGTTTAGCCGATGGTGTTAAAATCTTTATCACAGATGAAGAAGGTAAGTTGGTTGAAATCAAAGACGCTATGGAAGATGGTGAAGAAGACGAAAGTGAAGTTATTGTTGATGCTGAAACTGAAAAGATGGAAAGCTCACAATTAGACGCATTAAAGGCTGCGATACACGATGTATTGTTTGCGTTTGAAGCACACGCTAAAGAAATTGCTGACTTGAAAGCTGATTTACAAGCCTTCAAGAAAGAAGCAAAGCATAATCCGTTGAAAGAAGATACTTTGATGTCTAATGCCTTTTCAGGTGATAGACGCTATGAAATCTTGAGACAGATGAAAGAAAATAACAGAAAATAAAAACCCCCAATTAAACTAAAAAAAAATTATGAAAAATCTAAAAAACTTCAATTTTGATTTTGATACTACTGGAATGGTAGATTACTTAAACGCAAACGCTGATTTGCTTTTACACAAAATCGTTATGGATACTATTGAAAGTTCAACTTACAAAGTAGTTCCTAACATAAAATATGGCGAACTTATCCCTGTATACGAAACAGGAGACATCAATTCTATTGCTTTCCCAGGCACATCTTGTTCTTTCACAGGCGGAACTATTGAGCTTACTGAAAGAGAATTGAAGGTATGCCAATACAACATCCAGAAGAACTGGTGCGACGATGAGCTCAACAGAACAATTATGTCTGTTAGATTATCACCTGGTTCTTACCCACCAAACTTGGCTCCATCTGTAGAAGAAAGCTTTATGGCGGACATCGCTAAAAAGGCTTCAGTTTATGCTTCAAGAAAGTTCTGGGGTGCTGAAACTGCGACTGATGGTTGTTCGGGTGTGATAGAGCAGTTGGAAAGCGCACCTTTCACAGCTGAAACTATCAACAAAACATATACAGCGATGACTATAAGCAACGCAACTTCCGTAGCAGACCAGTACATATTGGCATTACCTGCTCCGTTAAAAGTCATCAATACTATTATGGCGTTGAACCACAACGACTTCCAAGCACTTCAGTTGGCTTTAAGAAACCAAAACTTATTCAACTTTAACCCAGTTACTTTGGAGAACGGACAAATGGCAATCCAAATCCCATTCACTAATGTAATTGCGATTTCTTGTGAAATCCCTGCTGGTTATATGGTATTGACTAACGCTGAAAACTTGATGATGGGAACTGACTTGTTGAGCGATATTTCATCACCTATTTCTTGGTATTCTTATGACTTCCAACAAACTAGATTAAAGTTGGCGATGAAGATTGGTTCTGCTGTAGGTATTCCTTCACAGGTAGTTTTCGCAAAATAATTAAACAATAACTTTCCTATTGGTTTATAGTTCTTCGGGACTATAAACCAAATAAGGAAGATAAAAAAATATAACAAAATTAAATATAAAAAATTATGGCTTCTAATTGCGTAATCACAAGCGGACTAGCATTAGCTAGTTGTGTAAATAATGTTCCTGGTATTGACGAATTATTCGTTTTGACTTCAACAGGAACTTCTACAGACGCTCAATTTGCTTCTATCACTTATGATGGTGATGGATATATTACTTCATTTTCAGCTGCTACTACAGGTTTAACTTGGCAACAAATAGACCTAGTAAGAAATAGTAGCGCTGCGTTGAACGAAGAAACTTCAATCAACCTTCCTTCGTTAGGTTTCACATTCTTAACGAAATTGTTATTTACCATTCCTGGTTATTCACAGGAAAACACTAACCTTTACCAACAAATCGTAAAGAATACACAATCTTACTTCATCGTAAAGTTGAAGACAGGTAAGTATTTCTTGGCAGGTGCTGATGTAAATGGTGGTGGCGGAATGTATGTTGAAACAGCAGGTATTGTTTCAGGTTCATTACCAGGGGACGACCAGTTGTATTCAATCGGTTTGACTTCACAAAGTTCAATTTCCGTTCCTGAAATGTTAGTATCAACTACCTTGTCTGCTTTCGTAGCAGGTTCAGGTTTCGGTTTATACTACAACAACTAATAAAAAAACACTTTTTAGTGGGGGTGTAGAAACCCCCATTTTTTTAAGCCAAATATGTTGGAAGTTAGAAAAGAATTAAAGGTTAGAAAGGACAATACTTATGTCCCAATAAACCGATATGTTTTGACTAATTTACGACTTGATTTAGATAGTGAAATAATTACAATAAAGGTTCTATTCTACAGGAACGATGACCTATTATTTACCAAGTTATTTAATATGGGTAAATGTGGTGATACGAATGTGAATGACCTAATCAAACAGGTTCATCAACAAATACAAAATGAAGGTTAAATCATTACTTACCCAATACTTCCAAGGCGAACAAGTGTATAACTACGGGGGACAAGTTCCAGAAATATTATTTCCAAACCCAACCCCGCCACCAAGTCCAAGTCCATCATCTACACCTTCAATCACACCTACACAAACAAAGACCCCTACGCCGACGCCAAGTATTACGGCAACGATTACCCCAACGATTACTAACACACCTACAACAACACCTACCAATACGAAGACCCCTACGCCTACAAGGACTTCAACACAGACCCCTACACCAACGAACACAGGCACACCGACACCGACACCTACCCAATCATCATTTACTTATTCTATGACGGATTGTATTACGGGTGGAACTTCGTTTGGAAATTACAACACATCAACTTTGATATTGGGTGATGTTGTGAAATCATCGGTAAATAATCGTTGTTATACAATTCAATCATTAGAACCATTCTATAACCCATTAGGTCAAACCCTTATTGTTGGGACTTTCCCTGATTGTCCTACTTGTATTGGTCTGTATCAATTTACGGGATTGTTGTTTGATGGTTCAAGTGCGTTAGGTGCTTGTAATGGTATTTCTACACCTGATGCTTGGGGAAATATTCCTTATTGGGAGTTCAATACAACCCTTTATTCTAATCCATATACCTTAAATCCATATCCTGCGGGATACTTGAATGGTTATGATGGTAATGTATTACAAATTGGAAGTGGTGGTGCTGTATTAGGTATTTCAGTATGTCCTTCACCGACGCCTACACCTACCAATACAACAACCCCTACGAACACAATAACACCGACACCGACAAGAACTTCGGCAGTTATTCCTGTTCTTTCACCTACCCCGACAGAAACGCCAACGGAAACACCTACACAGACACCGACCCCAACGAATACAGAAACGCCTACGCAGACACCTACACTTACACAGACCAAGACCCCAACACCAACAAGTGCTCCTTGTTCTACTTTCACATTATACAATTCAGGTTCAACCACAATTATCAACACTACTTATGTTGATTGTAGTGGTATTACCCAAAATACAGGAAATATACTTTCGGGTCAAACAATAACACTTTGTGCTAAAACTATAAAATCACAAACTAATTTAGTAATAACTAATATTGGAAGTTGTCCTTTACCAACACCTACGACTACAGCGACACCGACTATCACACCAACACAAACGACTAGTCCAACGCCAAGTTGTAATTATTATCAAGCAATAAATGATAGTTTAAGTGGGACATTATATTATGGTTATACCGATTGTGATGGAAATGTGATTACTTATGTTGAATTACCACCTTCATCAAGTCAATTCGTATGTGGTAGGGTTGCTCCATACTATATGTCTGGGGTCAATTCATTATCGGTAAATGATTTAGGTATTTGTCCTACACCGACGCCTACCCCTTCAATTACGCCTACTAACACACCCACACCTTCAATAACCCCAACAAACACAATAACCCCAAGTATTACCCCAAGTAATACCCCAAGTATCACACCTTCAATCACACCTACAAATACACAGACACCAACAAAGACACCTACACAGACCCCTACATCTACACCTACTAGTGTATTATTATCGGGTGGAACTACTAGCACTTTTTCTAGTGGTGGAACAACATATAGGGTTCATACATTCACTTCTAATGGAACGATAAGTGTTATTAGGGGTGGTTTTGTTGAATTATTAGTAGTCGCTGGTGGTGGCGGTGGTGGTGGTGGTAGGTCAGCTGGAGGCTCTGGTGGTGGTGGAGGTGGTGGTGGAACACTATACTTACCATCGTTCTTGGTTTCATCAAGTTCGCCTGTATCTATTGGTAATGGTGGAGCAGGTGGTGGTAATTCATCTACAGGAACTAATGGTGATAATAGTGTTGTATTCGGTCAAGTGGCATTTGGTGGTGGTGGCGGTGGTTGTAATACAGCGTCAGGTTCTAATCCAGGATTGAATGGTGGTGCTGGTGGTGGTGCCGCTTGTGGTTCTATTGCTTTTGGAACAGGTGTCGCAGGTCAAGGAACAGATGGATTACCTGGTGGCGGAAATGGTGGTTCAGGAACTTACGCAGGATATTCTGTTGGTGGAACTGGAAATGGTTGTCCTGGTGGTGGTGTTATTACAGGTGCTAATGGTGCTGCCAACACGGGTAATGGTGGTGGCGGTGGTGTCGGTTCAACAGGTTTCGGTGGAAGTGGTGGTTCAGGAATAATTAAAATTACATACGCAATATGATATACATAGAACAAAACGCAACTAACAACATTTTCGTAAATGTATCCCAATACAAGACGGGTGATTTTGGTGCCAATCCAAGATACTTGTGGAGATTACAGAACGCTCAAGGTAGAAACATAGTAAGTTTCTACCCTGAAAACGCAACATCTACATATCCATCTATGTATGCCAATCGTTATGATGTGTTTAGTTTTGATACATTCAAGAACCTTCCACAGAACTTTAATTACACAGGGGGAACACCTTGTAATATTCACTTGGATAATGAAAACCAGTATTGGTTGGGTGTTTATGAAATGCCATCAGGTTCAACATCATATAACCCTTCAAGTGTAAAGTTGTTAAATAGTTTGGCATTTATATTTGTTCCAACAAATAACGAGTTCTATACAGGAAATACTGCGAACTTCACACCTAACAAGATATACTACAAACAATAAAGGACTGACTTATATTTATAGAAATATGGAAAACATACAGAAACCAATAGAACCTAAAATCCATTCGTTTAATGTTGATTATCAAATCAACAGATTAGACACCCGTGAAAATAGGGAAGCAACCGAAAGAAGTAAGCCTTGGGTTATGTGGGGATTGAAAAATGATTACCCACAATTTATCCTACAAGTAAAAGAACATTCACCTACGATGTCCGTAGCGATTGATGCGAAGGTAAATATGACCTATGGTGATGGGGTTGAAATAGAAGGACTTGGTAATGTTATGGTGAATAAGTATGAAACCATAAGTGAATTATATTACAAGATTTTTAACGACATTTGGCTTTTTGGGGGGTATAGTATTGAGACCATCAAGTCCCGTGATGGCAGCAGAATTGAAAGTATTTACCACATTCCATTCCAAGATATTCGTGTTGGAAAACACGATGTAGATACACACGACAGGGAAAAGGGAACTTTTTGGTTTTGTGAAGATTGGCAGAACGCACAACAAAGAAGGGTTGTTGTAAAGTTCCATTCTTTAGATATGGAGCGTCGTGAAGGTCGTGAATTGTTCTATTGGAAGGATTACACCCCAACGATGAATAGACACTATCCTTTAACACCATATCAATCGTCTATTGATAGTTGTGTATTAGAAGCAGAAATCTACGAGTTCCATAAGAAAAACTTGGCGTCATCACTTATGCCAAACTTATTTATTTCGTTGGTAGGAGACCCTACACCTGAAGAACGACTTTCTACATATGAAGAATTGGTTAGGTCTTATCAAGGAAAGAACGGACAAAAACTTATGTTGGCTTTCAGTAATTCTGCTGATGAAAGACCTGTGATTGAAGCAATCAGTAATACAGGAAACGATAGTTTCTACACAGAAATATTACAGATGTGCGTTCAGGCAATTCTTACAGGACAACAGGTTTCATCACCATTATTATTGGGTATTTCAACCTTGAATAATTCACCATTCAGTCAAAACGCAGAAGAAATAAATATCGCTTGGCGTTTGATGTTGGAAACCACAATTAAGCCGATGGTTAGAAAAGCAAATAGCTCATTAGAAAACATTTTAGCGTTGAAATACGATAGACCAATCAAAATAATAAACAAGTTTAGAACACCCGAATTATGATTTACTGGATAGGAGAAGATTATGTCCGTGATAATTTACCTGTAGAATATTCCCTTTTAAGTGGAAACATCTTACCTGCGCTCCAACAATCCCATTTTATCAACGCCAGGGACATCGTTGGTGATAGATCGTTTGATAAGATAAATGAATTGATTTTAACTAACACTATTGATGACCCTGCTAATGAAAGGTTCAAGTTTCTTTTGGATAATTACCTACAGAATGTAGTGTTGTATTGGACGATGGTTTATATGACTACAAACTTATTAGCAAAATACGCAAACAGGGGGGTTCAATCACAACAAGGGGAGTTCAGTAATAATGTTGATTTATCTGTATGGAGAACCTTGAAGAATGAGTTTAGTGATTTAGCGACTTATTGGAGCCAAAGAGCGAACGATTGGTTATATTGGAACCAAAACGATTATGTCCCATATTATACCTATATGATTTCCAACGGACTTCAACCAGCAAACCCAAGAGAAAAATGGCGTAATGGTGGATTGGTTTTAGGACAACGCAGAAGGTTCAGCTATAACAATATGTGCTGTTATTGATAAAGTGTCTTAAACACGAAATAAAGTGTATCTACCGAAGTATAATAGGGGTGAAAGCATTACGGGTTATGTATCCCGTTGTTCCGCTAGTCCTGATATGGTAAAAAATGTAGGACAGATTGGGGTTAGACAATCTATCTGTAAAGAACACGCAGAACAAATGCGTCAAGCACTACGACAACCCTTTACTGAAGTTCCAAAGAAATTGGGACAGAAAAAGTAATTCAATTTATTTTCTTATTAGTTTGACTTTTGTTCCATCAGGAACTATTTATTGTTATATGGGAAACAATAATAAGAAGGAAATGCGACCCGTTGCGGAACGACCCCTTCACGACAAACTTACCAACAAAGATTTATTAGCAGTTAAACAACAAGAATGGTTCAGGGAATTATCCCTTGAAAAGTCCATAAACTTTTTTTGGAACTTAAAGAAATAAAGTTATGGGAAGACCAGTATTATCACCGACACAAGTTCGTAGAATTAAAATGTTATTGGAAACGGGTGAATATACCCACAAGCAAATAGCAGAAAAATACAAAGTATCACGAACACAAATTACCAAAATCAATATCGGGTTGAAGAACCCTATGGATAAAAACGGAAGGTGGGGAGACATAGAGCTCTAACCAAAAGTCCTAAAGGATTTATTATCATTTAACAATATAAATGATATTATTTTTTTTTCTTATGAAAAGAAAAATAATATCATATTGTATAATGTAAATAATAAACCTTTGGAAATCTAAAAAAAAAGTTTTAACTTTGACGATATGATAAAAGATTTTGAGAATAAGATGTTGAAATCCATTTTCAACAAACCCAGTATTCTAATCAAGAATATTGAATACATTACCCGTGATGAAATATTTGTTGAAAAGTATAACAAATATATTCTTCAACACATTATAGAATATTACGGAAAGTATAATGAAGTCCCAAGTATAGATTTCGTTTGTGATATGATTATCAACGAAGGTGTTGCTCCACAGATTACTAAAATCTGTATAGACCATCTGTTATTGGTAATTGAACCAATAGAACTTACCGAAGGTGAAATGTCTTATTTGGAAGACAACATCAAAAAAAGATTGAAGGACAATATTGTTTCCAAAACAGCGAACAAGATTGAAAAACTTTCAACTGAAGAATTGGAAAAGGTAATTGAAGATGTGAATAATCTTCAACAGGAAAATCCAAACTACGAAACCATATACCTTTGGGAAGAACTTGTGGAAGAAACAAGACAACCAATTCCAACCAAATTGGAATTGATTGATGAATACGGAATAGCAAAAGGTGAATTGGGATTGTTGTTGGCAGGAACAGGTGTGGGTAAATCCGTATTTCTAACCTATCTGGCAAATAATTTTATGTTGGGTGGATACAAGACATTACACATAGTATTTGAGGGTCATAGAAACACTTATTTAAGAGCACACAGAACCAAACTTGGTAGTCCTTCAACGGAAGATTTACGAAGGGGAAAGACAATTTCCAACCTTCGTTTAGTCCAAATGAAATCAAACAACACAACAACCAAAGATATTGAAGCTCTAATCAATAACACAATTCAAGATGGTTTTATTCCCGATGTGATTGTATTGGATTATGTGGATTGTTTGGTTGGTTCTAACAAAAAGGAAATATGGCAGAATGATATTTCAATCGTAAATGAATTGGAACACATCAGTCAAAAGTATAACATCGCATTATGGTCTGCCGTTCAAGCAAACCGAAGTGGTATAAACAAAGAATTATCTATTGAAAACATTTCAGGTTCAATATCTAAAGCACAAAAAGCATCGTTCATCTTGGCTTTAACCAGAAGTCCCGAACAAGAAGAACAGAACCGAGCAACGATGTCTGTAATCAAAAACAGATTTGGTGTAAAAAGAAGTTCGTATAATTGTGTGTGGGTTCCAGCTGAAATGAAGATTGAACTACCTATTAAAGAAAAACCTTTATTATGAATATTATAGAAAGATGGTTCAATAGACACGATGTGTCTTCAACCAAAAGAAAAATGAAAGAATGGGAAACTGATAATGTCTATGAAATGTTTAAGGAAGTTTTTGGAAGAGAACTAACCCGTGATGAAAAAGACGAAGTGATGTTTTATTTATTAAATGAAGATAAGATACAGAAAAACGAAGAATATGAATATATTTAATGGTAAGGGGGGTTTGCTTTCTAATAGTGTTCCCATATACTATTTTTATTCGTTTGTCCTTAATATTTGACCCCCCTTTTTAATTCAACGAAGATGGAACTAAATGAAGATGATGAATTATTAGTTAGAAGGAAGCGTGTTGATGAATACGGGGAATGGGAATACGAATGTAGGTATTGTGAAAGATGGCTCCCCAAATCAAAGTTTAGGGGGTGTGTTGATTACATAGATGCCTATGGTAATTGTTTAATGTGTAAGAATTGTATTGCGTCAAAAGGACAAAGAACCCAAAAAGAAAATATGAATAAGGAAGTGAAACTAATGTTGAATAACTTAAATTATGATACATCAGGGGAAATACCGATTTGGATACAATTTCACCAACGACATAACTTATCAATAAAAAACACGGACAACTAATATTTATAGTTTATGAATGAAGTAATAACGACTGGTATAATTGGTTTTCTTTCAACGATAGTAGGATACATCGTTGGTAATAGAAAAACCAAGGCAGAGGCAAACAGATTGGAAATTGAAAATGTTAAAGAAGTAATATCTGTTTATACAAATGCGATAAATGACTTGAAGGCTGAAGTCAAAGAATTAAAATCACAATTAGAAAAATACCAATCCCATATTGAAAAATTGGAAAAGGAGCTCTATTCTTTTAGAAGTGATATGAACCCTGAACTAAAACGAAACGCATTATGATTGATAATGTAGAAGATATTGAAGTGGGTGAATTGTTTAACCTATCTGTTGAAGACAGGAAAAGGGTAATACAAGCAGGGGTTGATGTATTGTTCCAAGAAATCATCATCACCGCACAGATGACGGATATATTACCATCGCAGTTGTTAAATAACACACTAGCGAATATAGAACAACAAATCAAGTATCACACCGAAAACGACAACTATGAAATGTGTTATTATTTCACAGAAGTATTTTGGGAAGCAAATAAACGATTAGAAGATTTAAGAAAGCAAAACGGAAATGTGTTCTTGTAAGCAGACCCCATTACAGAAGGTAGAAGGAAGGATTGCCAGTCGTGGTTGGGGCAACATAGCAAATAGTGAATTGCGTTTAATAGACCAATTCATATTTAGTAAATTAGGGGTATTACCTTCAACCCAAGAAGAAAGAATTGAAATGTATGGAACAGCCAAATCAAAATGATAAACCAAAAAGCAGACAGGGTAATTATGT